ATCGCTCGCGAGCGCGGCCTTTTCAAAGTAATCCCAGGGGGCCGATGCACCGTCATAGATAAAACTCATCATAAAATCGCTGACCGGCGACATACCGACACCGTACGCCTCTTTCGAGGAGTAAACCGCCAGGGAAACCATTGCGGTATATTGAGTTTTGAACTCCACGGCCTTGATCACGACGTACGCAGCAGCGATCTCCTGGCCGTTAAACGTGTATTTTCCAACAAGTGCCATAATGACTCCTAAGTTTTCGGGGCGGTATACGGGATAACTGCCTTCTCGTTATGAGCATAGGCAAAGTAGGTGTTGAGCTGGCGAATGATAATGTTTGTAACGATGCTAATGCGGTTAATGGCTTCGGCATGATTCGCAATAATCGTCACCACTTTTGCATCGCTGATCGTTGGGTCGTTAAGTGGCAGGTCATTAATATTGACCAGGTCGATAGAACCCAGCGCTATCTCGCCCGCCTGCTCGTGAATCTTGCTCGCAATACCGTATAATTCACGGAGAATGGAGGGGTCATAAGTCCGCATGGATTTTTGCATCAGTGATGACATCAAAAGTGGCTCCCCTTGGTCTCCCTCCACAATTACCGATACGTTATCTACTGGCTCGTAGGTGTCCTCTGAGTCATATAAAATTCTCGGTTCGGCCATCAGTTTGCCCTCACGATGTTAATTAAAAAGTTAATACTCGGCTGCGCCTGCTGGCGAAGCTGGAGCATGATGCCTACCGGCGTCACCCCATCGGAACCCAGTATTTCTACCCAGCGGAATTTAAACGCGCGGTTGAGCATAGTGCGCTTGGTCACCGAGACATTCCCTTCCCCCTTGAGCCAGATATCAAAGGATGCGCCGCAGCCTTGATAGTTTGACTCAATCTCTATGCGATACTTGCGGCCCTCGTCAGCGGTCTTGTCCGTGCCCAGGTCATGAACGGCCAGCACGTCAAGGTAGGCGCTGTCGCTGCTCGCCACTGTCGCCAGGACCTCGCTGCCGGTGTATTTGCGCTCCTTCATGTAAAATTTGCGGTCGAAGTTGACCCACTTACGGCTCAGGTTGAAAAACGGGTCATCGGAATGCGCCAGATTATGCAGCGACATCACCTCGCCCGAGTTACCGACGGCAAGGCCATTCGTGGAACTCGAAATACGGTTAAACGAGTTATGGAATCGAATGTCATTGGTATGCAGCATGCTGCCGATAATCGTCGATAGGTAACCGCAGTCAATGGTCATCGCGGAAAAGGGCTGGCCGTCAAAGTCATGAAGGATGTCAAAGAAGTTCGTGCCAGAAGGATTGTCTGCGCAGACGCTGACGCCATCGAGCGTGAGTTTTACAGCGGGCATCGTCGTACAGGTCAGGACGTCACCGGCCTTATAACTGCTCCCGGTACTTTCGCCGATGGAGACGTTTCTCCCCTCGGCCAGCACCACGTAAATACGCTCCTGATAGGTGTACCGGAACAGGTATTCAGACTGCGTGGTACCGTTGGTTATTCTCAGCCCTTTGATATTGTCCATTGTGCCTAGATTGGTTTCAGCCGCCAGGCGCCCTACCGAAAGCCAGCGCCCGTTAAAATCAAGGTCTCCACGTATCTGCGCATAATGGCCGGATTTACACATCCAAATCCCGCCGTATCTGTTGGCAGCCATAAAGCAGATCTCAATCTTCCACCCTTCAACAATGGGGGAGGTGCCGGAGGTGGAGTTTTCCACGACCATGCCGATCCAGTTATTGACCCAGTAAAAGCCGGTGAACCGAATGGAAGCGTTGGGCCAAAGATGCTTACCCGAGGCGACAACCTTGATGCAATTCACCGCGTAGCCAATATGAATATGAGACAGCGAGTAACCAAAACCAAAGTTGGCGACCCCATCGGCGCGGTTGTTGCCGTCGATGTAATCGATATGCAGATTGATGTTAGCCATATTGGAGGCGTTGTCACCAATGCGCACGGTAGGCGGGGCGTTCCACAGGCCGATGTCTTCAACCTTGCCGTTCTTGTCCTTTGGCGAAATAAAGGTATCCATGACCTTGAGCTGCATCAGCCGGACGTTTACCCCCTGCACACCGGCACCAGCAATGAGCAGCGAGTCGCTGATGTTGTAAGACTTGAATCCCACGACCGTTGAAATCTTGTTAGCAATCGCAAAATCAATCGCGTTCTGAATCGCCCCTGTATCATCATTTGTAGTTCCCGCACCAAACAGTTCTGGCGTGACGTAAACCAGCGCCTGTGCGGCGTTACCGCCAGTGAAGTGTCCCAGCAGGCTAAGGCCAGTATTTTGCGCCATTTGCGTTTTAAGCTGGCCATCTCCAACTGCGTAAAACTTTGGAATGTCTGTCGCCGGGATCCCCGTCAGGACAAAGGGGACGGTCGTAGTGGGTTGGGGCTTATAAACAACGCCATCAACGACAACAACTTTGTTGTAATCCTTAATCTCCAAACCGGCGGCATAAACACCCGCTACTTGAAAACCTGAAGATTGAATCACGTTGTAATAGTTACGCGCCTGCTGCTGTAGCGCAGCAGCTGCCGACATCCTCTGAGATTCATGCAAAACACGCCAGTCGTTGTCTTCTTGCTTTATTTGAGTGTCAAACTTCATCGCCTGACTGAGCATCTGGGCCACAAATCGCGCCTGCATGCCACTCAACTCCTCCTCGCTAATGAAAGTCAGGTAGTCATTCAATGTCCCTGGGCTGGAATCCTTAGCGACAGTAATATGCCCGACCTTTTCAAAAGGTCGGCCGTACGCCTCAATCATCACCTCATGCGTGCCTACTTCAACCATGAGGGAATAGTTGCCAACGGAGTCGGTTGTTGAAATAGAGGGGGCTTTTTTGATAACCGCCGAAGAAGTTTTGACGGCTGTTAGCATGATTGTGACAGCAGAGCGCGGATCACCATTCGGTCCGATAAGTTTACCGCTGATTAGGACTGCCATATTTGCTCCAAAAAAAAACCCAGCCGAAGCTGGGTGTGTTGGGGATAATTTTCGGTGCGCTTAAGCGCTGTTTTTCGGTTTGCTATCAGGCGGACATGGAGAAAGCCGTAATCAGCGGGGCAGCGGTGAGGGTCACAATAAATTGAGTTCTTTGCGACTGACTTTGGTTAAGTTCACCGGCCTGCAGGCTATAAGTGATCGCCTGGTTGATATCCAGAACACTGGAAATTCGCACTTGATAGGTTGCACGGCTCAACGTCTCGGTCGATGTGCTGCCAATAAACGTTTCGGCCAGATAATCCCCGCTGCCATTTATTTTCACTCCGCCATAGGTGTGGCCAGTACGTCCCGTGCGCACAATAGTGATGATCCCGTAAATTCGCATACCCACTAATGGATTGCCCGAATACACCACAGCATTCGAAGACCCAGTATTGGCTCCTGTCCAGTCCGCCGAGAAGCCGTCCATGATAGAGCCTTCAATATTGGCAGCGGACAGCTTGCCCTTAATCACGCAACTTTCATTAATCGTTACGTTGTTGAGCACGCCATTGTTCGCGTAGACGTCCCCCCTGACCGAGACATTTTGAAATTCAGCACTGCCATCTTTGCGAATGATCCAACCCATCATTCCAGAAACATAATTTCGGGACATGATGAATTCACCAATTTTCGCGTTGTCGATAGAAGCTTCCTTGATAAAGGCGGTGTTTATGAAGACTTCACCGTTATCGATGGCAAACGGTACCGATACGGCCGAACCCTGCCCGCCCGCTGTGTTCAGCACGGCAAAACGGTCAGCAAGAATAAGCACCTGGCTTTGCATACCGTTAGGCGTGTTCTCCACGCCCACGCCAATACCAGCGGTGTACAACCTGCCATCGGCCGTCTTGCCAACCTTAACAGACCACATGTCCTTAAGCTGGCCGGCATCTTCAACCGGCCCCAAAAGCTCCTCCCCCAACTCTGTTGCCGTTATCTGTCCCTTGAGGTAGTCCAGAACCTCAGTGGCATCGCTATTGGATGTGCCTGCAACCCACGCCGTCCAGGGCCCCGCATTTCCCAACTTGTCAACGAGACGCGCCTGAAACCAAAAGTTAACGCCCGAGGCAAGACCGGTCAGGGTGTGGCTGCGTTGCGGATACGAGTAATCGCCGAGGTGAAGTTTATTGGCACCATCAGAACTTTTGCTGTACCAAATCTCCGTCCGCTGCGTGTCTTCAGCGCCGCTCGGAAATTCCCAGTTCAGCGTAATTCCAAAGATTTGCCCGACCGTCATGAAACTGGCCAGTGACGGCGGATCACCCATCTTTCCTGAAAGCGTGGCTTCAAGCGCATTCGCCCACACGCTGGAAATCTCGCTCGGGTTTATCGCCCGGACACGGGCCTGGTATTGGCCGGCATAAATGCCTGGTATTTCAAAACCGAGCGTTGACGTCCTCGGGGCGGGTATCCAGTTCCCATTATCACGCCGCCATTCAGCCTCATAGGCAATCGCACTTTCAGCCCTATCCCACGTGACGCGCAGCGTGGCTACGCTTAGCCCCTGAAAAATAGCCGAGTACTCAGAAATGGTAACGTTCTTAGGTGGCGGTTGAACGCCAGGCGGGATAACTGAAATTGGCGGATCGTCAATGCGTGCGCCGGTATCAATCTTGGCGTACTTATTCGGGTCGTGCTCAGCGGCGGTAATGTCAAAAGAAACACCGTCACTGCCCTCTTTTATGCCCGTCACGCGAAACTGCTGGATAGCCAGGTCAGTGGCATCTATCGCCCACACCGCTTCAGAGACGGGCTGCTCGGAATAAGCCGTAGTCACGGTGACCACTTTCCCTGATACGGCTGCAATGGTTCGGCCCTCAGCTTTACCGCTTGGAAGGTTCAGGATTAGCCTTTCACCTACCCCTGCCGAGGAGGCGCGGTCCAGAGTAATATTGCGACCGTCTACAGCGCTAACTCGCCCACCCAGTGGCCGCCCCGCTAGCCTTTCATCCGCAATGCCAATCACCCAGCCCGGCGCGGGCACTTTACCATCCAGTCCGACGGTAAAAGACACAATGCGGTCTTTTTCGTTAGTGAGTAGAAGCCATTTACCTCGGCGAATGGCCTCCGACTTACGGATACAGCCTATCGCGGTCAGGTTAGATTGTTTGATGCCGTAGCGACGGATAAGCGCATTAACCGATACGGGCTCTACCGCATCAGCATAGGCATTCGCCGGATCGCTCCAGCTCACCATGCAGGTGCTGTAGTGGGTTTTCTCGCTGGCGCTGCTATAGCTAAACTTGCCGTCTTTCACGCTGGCACGGGTGAACAAATAATCAATATCTCGCGGTTTATCAGCAAAGGAGTTCATGCTGTTATTGGCCCAGAAGGTGGCCCCGCGAAAAATAGATGAAATATCCCGGATGACGCTCCAGGCGTCCTCTTGTGATTGGATGTACATATCACAAAGGAACCGCGGCTCTTGCCCATCACCGCCGCGCCCATCGGGTACGAGTTGATCGCAATACTGACCAATCGCATACAAGTCCCACTTGGTGAGGGAGAGATTCTCAGCCTTCACGCGGGTGCCAATTGAAAAACGGTCATTACTCAGCAGGTCGTATGAAATCCAGGCAGGGTTGTTTGTCCAGCCGGTTTTAAACGTCCCGTCCCAAACGCCGGAGTATTCCCGTGTTTCCGGGTTGTAATTGGAGGGGATGCGGATTGTTCTCCCCCTTGGTTCACAAGACACCTGGGGAATATTGGGAAACTGCTTTGCATCAAACTGAATGAACAATAGCGCGGTTTCCGGATAACGCAGCTTCGCATCTATCGTTTCGGTGATGGATTCGATAACCATTTTGTCTACGACACGATTGCTGGCGCTGTTAGCGGTCAGGCGACGCACGCGGACTTGCCAGCCAATATGCGCGGCGGGTAAGTCGATGCGATGGCTTCTTTCATACTTTGTTGTGGTTTTACCGTCTACCGCCGTATTGAGCACTTCCTGATATGCACCGCCGTCTGTGGCCAAGTCAATCGCGTATTGGATCCGGTACCCCACCACGTCGCCGTTGTCTTTTTGCAGTTGAAGCGCCGCCCAAGAGAAGCGCAGGCGCACTGCCGAAAGCTGTGTATTGGTGATGGAGCGCACCCAATTGGATTCGCTAGTCAGCTCGGTACTGACGGTCACTTCATTCTCGACGTCAGGCATGCCCGGAATGTATTCCTGATTTGGCGTGCCGGGACGAAACTCCCACGTCACACCTGGGAAATTCTCAGTGCCATCAGGGGAGAGTATCGGCGTGCCGTCGAGAAAGATTTTGGTACCATCCAGCCCACCAGCAAATTCCCCTTCGCCGAGCGCCAGCAGCATTTTTGCGTAAGAGGTAGACTGCAGAGAATCAGGTGATTCAACCGGCGTGCTGGCAGAACTGCTCCCCCCTTTGCGGCCTTCGATTGGTGACATCACATTTCTCCAGGCAAAAAAAATCCCGCCGTAGCGGGTCTTTAGAATCGTTTAAATTTATTGCTGGTCTTCAGCGTAAATTCCGGCTGAGATAATCGCACCGCCTATACGCCGCCTGCCGTATAAAATCGGCACGGGATTACCCTGAGCGATAGTGTTCACTGGGCCGCCAAACGCATAAGAGGGCTTGTTATCAGGATCCTGTCTGGATGCTAGCCCCCCCTGCACTGGAGATAGCATTTGGACTACACCACCAACCATCATACCGGCACCAGCACCGATCATTGCCTGCCCAACTGGTGCTGCCCATCCATAGGAAAGACCTGTAATGACAATACCCGCAACAACTAAAACAGCTCCGAGGATAGTTTGAAACACTCCAGCATTTTTGCTGCCAATAATTACTGGAACTATTCGAATATCAGAGCCATTCAACTGCAGGGGGAGTTCATCCTTATTGATATTTTTTTCCCCCTCAAAAATAGCGAAAGTTAGGCCGTATTCCTTACTTTCCAACAGGAACTTTTGAAAGTCAGGAATAGTTACGCTAAGTGCCTTTATTGCTTCTTGAGGAGTTTCTACAGCACGATGGTGAATTCCTCCAAATTTCTCAGCCAATACGCCGTATAGTCTAATTTTCTTAACTTCTGGGATTAAAACAGGCATTTTCGCTCCAAAAAAAACCGCCATAAAGGCGGCTTAATAAATTGATTTAATTGAATTATTCCAAAGACAAAGGTTTGACGTCAACATTTCCACTTGGATCAGCAAACAACCTTACTGCTTTTATTTGCTCGCTCGATAACATGAAATCGCGCCCAGTAGGAATAGCATCCGAGATGCACATTTTCCCTTCCCCCTTAGTTGCGACATTCCATTCACCAGCGGGTAAATTAAAAGTCGCCTTTTCGCCTGGTTCAAGAATAGCGGCCTTTTTATTATTTAGATAAACAGCACTAAAACAACCAGATCCTAAGTATCCGCTATCACGAACAACTGTTAATTTCGCGTTGTTCCCTTCATTTTTTTGATAAAGGAAAACTCGGCTAGATGGCGCCTGCTTTGCATTTTGAGGTAATACGGCAGTAGTCGCACATGCTGATAAAGCTAAAATAATTGATAGGGTAAAAAGTTTCTTCATCGTTAGTCCTCACGTTGAGGCAAGAATAGTAACAGCAGAAGCAAAATAAATGTAACCAACTAATTATCAATAGCCAGCATGCCGTAATGTGGTAATTGTTTTTTCTATCCAATACCCACCATAGGGAACACGCGTGCTTAACTGACCGTACATATGGTGAATAATAATACCGTCACCAATATAGACCGCTGCATGATTCGGTTCATTGGCCTGTATCTGCATCACGATGACGTCCCCTACCTGCAACTCGCCGTGCGCAGTGTCAAACCCTGCCTCGGCATAATGCGTCATGTAGAGGTTTTCCCCACGGTTCCACCAGCCATCCTCCCGCGTAAAGTCTGGCAGCGTGATGCCTTTTCCTGACGATACCAGTCACGGACAATCGCGTAGCAGTCCCAGAAACCGTGTACGAACGGGCGACCAATCAGCGGCTTTATACCTTCTCTGGGTAAAAGCTCTCTGATATCCCCCTCTGGCCAACTCGCAATAATCCAGGGCAAGCGAGTAACATCACATTGAGCAATATCCAGTTGGCTCGGCTGTGTTGTGGCGTCAGGGTGACTATGGGCTATGGCCACTATTGTTCCCTCATCCTCCGCTGCCGCATAATCCTCCGGCGCCAGGCTAAACTGCTCAGTGGGTTTTGGTGCAATGTTACGGCAACGTAGATACTTCTGCCGGCGTCCGTTCTGAATGACCAACCCGCAGCACTCGTTCGGATAGTCGTCTGCAGCATGCGCCAGCACGGCGCGAATAATGTGCTTTTTCATCACTACCTCTTCAACAGTGCGGAGCCA